ACAGAGAAAACTAAGTTTGACCTAGAACAAATCAAATCATTAGTCAACCAATATTACCCAGATATTCGTAAGATGCTTAATACAATACAAGCATCTACCGTAGATAACACGTTGAGTCTAGATAAATCAACGTTAGTATCAACTTCATATATGAGTGATGTATTAAAGGAGTTATCGTTAGATAAACCCAACTTTACCACTATTAGACAGATAATTGCTGATGCAGAGACAAAAGAGTTTGATGAGTTATATCGTTTCCTATATGACAACTCAAATCAATATTTACCTAATAAGCAAGGTACAGTAGCTATGCTCATAAATGAACACCAATATCAATCAAACTTCCGCATAGATAAGGAAATCAATATGTGTAGTCTTTTACAAAATATAATCAATAATAAATAAAAACAACGTTATGCAACAACAACAACCACAAGGTCCCCCAATCGATTTAAAAAACACTTCTGCTGTTGAAAACAGTGAAGGTAAATCTGTATTCCTACAAGGAGTTATTCTACGTAAAGTATCTAAGTTCGTAGCAGGTACAGATTCAGATGCACTTATGCCTATTCCAGTATTTTATGATGCTGCAACTGGTAAGTTAGTAGAAGACTCAGTACCTAACGACTTAAGAGAAGAGTATAAGGATGAGTTACTGTAAAACAGTATTTGATTGGGGTAAACACATAAACCAACATAAAACTGCGGCTGATAAGTTTTCAACCGCAGATTGGGATATGTTTAACGCTTACGTAATACATAGATTGATTAGTATGAACCCTAATCATCTAATAGTAGCAAACGAAGCACAAAAGTTCCACCCAACCGAAAAACGTAAAATATATGAGTTTTACAAAGAGTTTATTCCTAAAAATAGTAAGTGGAGTAAATATGTAAAATCTAAAACTAAAAAGGTTAACTCCGATTTACTATTAGAACTATCCTCATATTATCAGTGCTCACAAAAAGAAGCAACAGAATATCGATCTTTGTTGGCCAAGCCAGATATTGTTCGTATATTGACGATGCGTGGAAATGATGATAAAACCATTAAAAAGTTATTAAAATGAATGCACAACTATACAAAATGCTTAAAACAGAGGCTGAAGCAGAAAGACAAAAAGCCCTATTATCACTTGACTTACTAGGAAATCATGCCGTTGGTATTGGTGATCATAGTACTGAAGATTTTTACAAAAACGCAACAGAAGCATTAGTAATGTTAGTTGATGCTGATGATAAAATATCTGCTTTAGATAAGTATTTTAAACCTCATAAAAACCTATTATAATGGGTGATTCGGTTAAAAAATATAAAGAGGATGTAGGACGTAGTTTATATCCAGGTGGTATTAATATTACAGATACCACAAATGCACTCTACCCAGATACCACTTTCACTCCAAAAACAGACAAGTATGTTCAAAGAGTTAAAGATAACTTCGAACAACGTTCAAAAACAGGTATCGAAAAATATGGTACAACATTAGAGCGTAAGGATGTTGATTTGTTAGGTTGGTTACAACACCTACAAGAAGAACTTATGGATGCAACGTTATATATAGAAAGATTAAAAGATGAAACTACCAAAAATAGTTAGAGATTTACAAAACGTAACAATACCTGAGATAAACTATGGTTTTCAAAAAAACATATCATACTCTCAAATGTCTATGTATAGAAAGTGTCCTCATCAATGGGCTACACAATACAAAGAAGGTAATAAACGTTATTCCCCCTCTATCCATTTAGTTTTTGGTACTTCAATGCACGAGGCTATCCAACATTATTTAGATGTAATGTATGACAAGTCAGTAGCAGCAGCAGATCGTATTGATTTAGACGAATATTTTAATGAAGTTTATATTAGGGAGTATAAAAAATCCCTTAAAACCAACAATAACGAACATTTCTCATCACCTGCTGAGATGAGAGAGTTTTATGATGATGGAATCACTATTTTAGACTATTTTAAATCTAAACGTGGTGCTTATTTCTCAAAACGTAAAACACATTTAGTAGGTTGTGAGTTACCTATTTTAATGCCACCTAATCCAGCATTCCCAAATACTTTGTATATGGGATACTTAGACGTAGTATTATATAATGAAAATACAGACAAGTTTACTATTATTGATCTTAAGACTTCAACTAGAGGTTGGAAAGATAAAGACAAAAAGGATGAAGAAAAACAATATCAACTATTGTTATATAAAGAGTTTTTCTCCAAACAGTACAACATCCCAATCGAAAATATTGAGATTGAGTTCTTAATACTTAAACGTAAGTTGTACGAAAATCTAGACTTCGCTCAAAAACGAATTCAATCGTTTAAACCAGCAGCAGGTAAAATAAAACTATCAAGATCCCATAAAGCAATCAACGAATTTATTAACGAATGTTTTACTACAACAGGTGAATACAAAGAACGATCGTTTGATAAAAACCCTTCAAAATGGAACTGTGGTTTTTGTCCTTTCAAAGACGATGCGGAACTTTGCGGTGCTGGAGCATTTTTATAGTTTTGGACATATGTATAAGAATATATACTAAATAAATAAAATATTATGACTACAAATGACAAGAAAAAACTAACTAGTGTAAAAATAGATCCTGAATTGTGGGATTTATTTAAAATCGAATGTATTAAACGTAAGTTTTCATTCCAAAAACTATCTGAACGAGCAATCGATTTGTATATGAAGGATGAAGATTTTAGAAGAAAAGTTACAAACCATAGTGTATAAGCAACAAAAAGTTATTATATTACAACAAATAAAAGTTCATGACAAGCAGTTACAAACATATTCCTAAGGCACAACGTAAAAAGATTCTATTAATTTGTGATGATATTAGAGTCCATAGTGGTGTTGCCACAGTAGCAAAAGAAATAGTGATGGGTACCGCCCACCACTTTAATTGGATTAACTTAGCAGGCGCTATTAAACATCCAGAAAAAGGTAAACGATTAGATTTATCTGACTCTATCAACAAAGAAATTAATATATCAGATAGCCATGTCCATGTTATTCCAACAGATGGTTATGGGGATCCATCATTATTGAGAGAAATATTAAGGAACGAAAAACCAGATGCCTTAATGTTAATCACTGATCCACGTTATTTTGAATGGGTATTTAAGATGGAAAATGAAATCCGTAAACAATGTCCTATTACATATCTTAATATTTGGGATGATTACCCCGCACCCATGTTTAATAGACCATTTTATGAATCATGTGATTTAATGATGGGTATATCTAAACAGACAGTTAATATTAATAAATTAGTACTAGAGGAAACAGCAAAGGATAAAATATTACGTTATATACCTCATGGGTTAAATACCAAACTATTCCACCCAGTAGATCCTAAAGATGAAAAATTAGCTAATTTTAAGAAGAATATCTTAAAAGGACGTAAATCTGATTTTACTTTATTCTTTAACTCACGTAACATTAGACGTAAACAAATATCTGATGCATTATTAGCTTTTAGAGTGTTTTTAGATGAACTACCTAAAGAAAAAGCAGAAAAATGTCATTTTATTTTACACACTGAACCACGTTCTGAACATGGTACAGATTTAGAAGCAGTTGTCGAATACCTATTTGGTAAAGATTATAAGGATAATATCATTTTTTCTACAACAAAATACCCACAAGCTCAGTTAAATCTATTATATAACTGTGCTGATGCCCAAATACTATTGACATCAAACGAAGGTTGGGGTCTAACACTAACTGAATCTCTATTAGTTGGTAATCCTATTATAGCAAACGTAACAGGTGGTATGCAAGACCAAATGAGATTTGAAGATGAAGATGGGGAATGGATTGATTTTGATGCTGATTTCCCTTCAAACCATAGAGGTACTTACAAAAAGCATGGTGAGTGGGCGTTCCCAGTTTACCCAACATCTAGATCAGCACAAGGTTCTATAACCACACCTTACATATTTGATGATAGGTGTAGATTTGAAGATGCCGCTAAACAAATTAGAACCATATATGATTTAGACCCATCAGAGCGTAAAGCAAAAGGACTAAAAGGAATGGAGTGGGCTAAAAGTGATGAAGCAGGGTTTACAACTGAACATCAGGCTGAACGTGTTATAGAAGCATTTACTACACTATTCGATACCTGGAAAGGTAGAGAAGCGTTTGATTTAATTAACGCAACAGAATTTACAGGAAGACATTTAAACCACAAATTAATATATTAAGTTATGAGTAAAAAGTTAACATATGTCATTAGTTCACCTTTTGATACATACAGTGGATATGGAGCTAGATCACGTGATTATATCAAATCAGTTATAGATTTAGGTAAATACGAAGTTAAACTAATGACACAGAGATGGGGTGAAACGGCTTGGGGTTTTTGTGATAATGAACCAGAGTGGGCATTTTTAAAAGATCACTTACTACCTGATAATAAACTACAAGGTAAACCAGATATTTGGACCCAAATAACCATCCCAAATGAATTCCAACCTGTAGGTAAATATAATATTGGTGTAACAGCAGGTATTGAAACTACAGTTTGTGCCGGTGATTGGATTGAGGGTATGAATAGAATGGATATGAATTTAGTATCATCACAACATTCAAAAAAGGTATTTGAAATAACTCAGTTTGAGAAAAAGGATAAAGAAAAAACAGTAGGTCATATTAAACTAGAAAAACCAGTTGAGGTTTTATTTGAAGGTTTAAACTTAGATACCTATAAAAAACTTCCACCTAAAGAAGTAAGTTTAGATTTATCACAAATCAAAGAATCGTTTTGTTATCTATTTGTAGGTCATTGGATGAATGGAAGTTATGGTCATGATCGTAAAAACGTAGGTTTATTAGTTAAGTCGTTTTTAGAAACGTTTAAAAACCAAAAGAATAAACCCGCACTTATTCTTAAAGCATCTATTGGGTCAAGTTCGTATACATCTAGAGAAGCTTTATTAAAACGAATTGATGCGTTGAAAAAAACAGTAAACTCATCAAATCTACCTAACATATACATTATGAATGGTGATTTAAGTGATCAAGAAATAAACGAATTATATAACCATCCTAAAGTTAAAGCTATGGTTAGTTTAACTAAAGGAGAAGGATTTGGTAGACCATTATTAGAGTTTTCATCAATAGGTAAACCTATTATAGCATCAGGATGGTCAGGTCAAGTTGATTTTTTACATAAAGAAAAAACCTTTTTATTAGGTGGTGAATTAGAACAAGTTCATGAATCTGCTGCTAATAAGTGGATATTAAAAGAATCTAAATGGTTTAAACCAGATCTTAACATAATAGGTAGTGTATTAAAGGATATGTTTAAAAACTACAAAAACTATGTAGTAAAAGGAAAACAACAAGGACATTATAGTAGAACTAACTTTTCATTTGATAAAATGACTGAACTATTAGGAACTTATTTAGAAAAATATGTAAATGTACCTGCAGAGGTAGAGTTACAATTACCAATTTTAGAGAAAATAGATTAATATGAAATTTGACGATTTAATAATTTGTTCAAGATGTGGGAGTGATGCTTGTTACTCCCAAAAAGTAACAGACCAAGTAACAATAGAACTATGTTATGGTTGTGGTTTCCAATCTAATAGTGTTATGACATCAGGATCACAATTCCTTGAAGAACAACTCCCACTATTACCTGATTTATACAAATCCCTAATACAAGAGGAGGAAGATGGTAAACTATGGATGCCTACTCATATTCATGTAGAGGGTACAGGTTCTATATTTGCTGATGGTGTAAGTAGTGATGATTGGGCATGGGCAGGTGTGTTAGCAAAAGAAGTAGATGAATCCGAAAAAGAACTATTAAAAGGTGCAACACATAAATCAGATATGACAACTATCAAACACTTCCCAGCAGAGCGTGGATTTATAGATGGTCTTACGTATATTGGTGTATTACCAGAATAAAAACAACGTTATATGAAACTATCACTAGCAGTTACCGTATGCAACGAATACGATGAGATTCAACGGTTAATACCGTTTTTAATCGAAAATAAACGCAAACAAGATGAGGTAGTAGTCCTATTCGATCANAAGAATGGAGATCAAAAAGTAGCAGATTATTTAAGAACATTTAGTAAACTACCCAACTTTCAGTTTTGGAGAGGATACTTCGATGATGACTTTGCAGAGTGGAAAAATACACTCACTGACTATTGTAAAGGGGATTATATATTCCAAATAGATGCTGATGAAATCCCTCACAAATCACTACTAACTAATATTCCAGCCATAATCGAATCCAACGATGAAAATGAAGTATATTGGGTACCTCGTATTAATACAGTTGAGGGTTTAACTGAAGATGATATTAATAACTGGCACTGGAAGGTTAACGATAAAGGGTGGGTTAACTTCCCAGACCCACAGATGAGGATTTATAAAAAGAGTGGTAATATAACTTGGAAAAATAAAGTTCATGAACGTCTAGAAGGTTATAATACTTATGCTATGTTACCCCAATCCGAAGCATATTGTTTATATCACCCAAAAGATATAAAACGTCAACGTAAACAAAACGATTATTACGATACCTTACAACCCTAAAATAAAATAAATATGATTCCAAATGTAGTGCATTTTGTATACATTAAAGAAAGACCTTGGAAACTTCATCATTATTTAGCAGTCAAATCAGCCCTTGTGAAAGCAAAGGCTGATTCTGTGAAAATATGGTTAGATGAAGAACCAGATGGGGAGTGGTGGGATAAAACCAAACCATTAGTTTCAGTTCATAAAGTTAAAGCACCAACCGAAATATTTGGTAAACCTATCACACAACCAGCTCACAAAAGTGATGTAATACGTTTACAAGTATTAATACAAGAAGGTGGTATCTATGCTGACACTGATGTTATATTTGTTAAACCATTTACAGATTTACTCAAAAATGAGTTTGTTATGGGTCAGCAAGGAGTAAATGGTTGTGAGGGTTTATGTCCTGCTACTATGTTGGGTGTTAGAGATTCCAAATTTGCTAAACAATGGTTAGCAGGTTTTAAGGATACGTTTGGTGGTGGGCCTCCAGGTTCAGACACTTGGTGTACACACTCAGTAAGTTATCCAAGGTGGTTATCCCAACAAATGCAACATGGTATTACTATTATAGATCACGATGCGTTTTTCTTACCCCTATATCATCAAGATCATATTGAGATGTTATTTGAAAAGGATATTAGTTTCCCAAATGCATACTCCCACCATCTATGGGAGTCATCAGGTAAAAAATACTTAGATGAGATGACAATCGAAAAAATAAAAAACGAAAATACAACGTTTACAAGATTGGTAAAAGATTTAATATGAATGTAGTAATATTCGCTTCAGATGCTAAAGCATTAAGTTCACTTAATAGTATTATCCAAGAG